AAGGGCAATTTTATGCGTTTAGAAACGATTATAAGGGCGCTAGACAGGGCAATAAAGAGTTTTGGGGTAGAACTACCCATTGAAAGAAAAAGCTATTTTTTTAGGCACTATATGGCTACTTACTGGTCATTCAAAAAGAAGTACACAGATCCTCAAGACTTGGCAAATGCTTTAGGTGATAAGGATGTAAATTTTGTGAACAGAACTTACATCAAACCTTATGCAAATACTGAAATGGAAAAAGAAAAAAGCGATTGGTTAAATAATCAGTTTAAGGATTAAAGAGAGAAACATGAATAAATTTATAACAACCTGCACACATGATGATATAGAGTTAATTGATGGTGAATGTTTAGATTGTAAAACATTAGAAAAAATATCTAAAAATTTTCCAAAAAAATTTAATACAAGTAACAAAAAAAGAAAAACTGCAACTATTACTTATTCACCAAAAACTTATGATGAAATAAAAGCAGCATTAAAAAATGGAGAACACTAATTATTTGTACCAATACTTATCGTAGTTCTCTTTATTATAGGGAACTACATCCCACTCAATTTTTTTCTTAATACTTTTTTTAGCAAATTCTCTAGCATCTTTTTCTAAAGTAAATATGTTATTACTAAAGGTGGTAAATATTTCTTTTGGTTTCCAGATTATAAAATACATAATTTAAGAGGGTAGGGAGATGACTAATAAACCTACCCTCTATACACTAACTAAAGTGGATGGTTACAAAGCACCCACAATCACTTACATCATTAGGGAATAATGATGTAATAAGCACTTGTTAAAGTTCTGATGACAGGGAGCAATCTCCATCATTGTTAGAACTATTAATAGGTGGCTTATATTGACCTACTAATTCTGCAGCTTCACTTGTAAAATATTCAAGTGGCTTATTTAAAAATTTACTCATTTGTATAAGTATAATTGTTGATACTCCATTCTGACCTTTCTCATATTTCTGAATCTGCTGAAACGTTTTTGGTGGAGTTAAGGCTTTGGCTAATTTACTTTGAGTTAATGGTTTGGGTATTTGTTTAAATGTACCTTTCCAAACACCATCAGTTTCAATTCCAATTTCTTTAACTGTAACTACATAATTTTTTCTAGCTTCTTTAATTTTTTTTCCAATAGCTTTATTAAGAACTGTATCAAATTCAGTCTTGACTACATGGTTATATGGTCTTGGCATTTCTCTCTCCTTTGTTTTGGGCAGACTCCTAGCCTACAGTTAATTGCAACTTTTAAGTTAGTTAGTAATTAAGTTTGTGCGTAAATGAATTTTGCATCTTCATTCTCAACACCAACAATTTGCCTAAAAGTTTTGTCATACTTCTTTTTTGCATTAAGAGTATGAACACATTGACGACCTTTACTTTTAACTGGTCGCATAATCTCATCATGCAATTTTTGAAGTTTGGCATATCTTCTTATTAGGCTATTACTCTTTGCTGCCATCCTTGTCTGTCCTTTGGTTAAGTTTAATCCTGGACTTATCAAATTTAATATCCAGGACTTCAATTGAAGCCAACTCACTTGGCTTATCTGACTTTGCAGCTTCTTCTGCATTATCAAATTTTTCTTCAAACTTGGTTTGAATTTCGTAATAACTTTCTTTAATTACTTCTTTACTCATCGTCTTAAATCCATTGTTGAATATTCTTTATTAAAATTTAATGTTGGTATTTGTGTGCTTTGTTTGTCAGTCATTCTAATCTTACGATGAGCTGCTTTACCTTTTGATATTAAACCCATCTTAAATAATTCTGCACATATTGCACCAGCTCTAGCTCTGCTAAATGAAAAATGCTCACCAATTTCTTTATAAGTTGGAGAGAATTTATTTTGTTTTATAAAGTTGCTAATAAAAGATAAGCAATCGTATTTAATTTTTGACAAATATATATGTCCATTATTATTCATGTTTGTCCTTAAATAAATTTGTGATGTTTGGTTTAGAAACATAATCAGGAGCTTTTTGCTTTGGACTATCTAATCCTTGTAAATGTAATTCTAATTTATTGGAATACCAATTAGCTTTCCTTACATCCATTAAACAAGCTTCTGCTGTACTGCCATGCTTTGCACCGAACCTCATTGTGTATTTCAAAATTTGTGAACGCAAGAAACCAACCACCTCTAGTGGAGATAGTTGGCTTATGATTGCATCATATGTTTGAATACTTTTTTGATAATGTTTTGGGTTCACTTCTTCAGACATTATATTGGTAAATCCTCATTGTTATTTGTTGGTTTTTTATAAGGCTCTTTTATTGTGCCTGACATATCAGGTTGTGCAGGATTTTTTTTATCTGTTTGAATCCAAACAGCCACATCTTTAACCACACCATCTACATTAATATTACCTTGATAGTGAGGATAAGCTTTACCTGCTACATCGTTTTCACTAGGTTTTCTTTTCCATAAACTTATTTTATTATTAAAGTCTGCCATTGTTTTTTCCTTGTTTGTTTTGTATTTGTGATTTTAGTTTTGTATATTCTTTTTCAACTCTTAAATCCTCAATAGGATCTAATTTAATTTGGTTTAGTTCAGACTCAAATTCCTTAACTTGTATCTGATAATTTTTCTCAAATTTATTTGGAGATGTTTCATCTTTAGCAATTTCGTTTAATTTATTAATCCAATCGTTTGCTAATTTTGTGGTGTCAGTTTTAGGTATAGCTGCAACACCTGGAGCTTTGAATGGTTTAGCTTTATATCCATCATCATTATCTAGTCCTGTTTCTAAATTAAGTGCATTAAGAAAAGCATATTTCCTAGAATAAGACATAGCATTACCAGTTCCATATTTATCTAAATTACCTAATGCTGAACAACCATGTATTACAATTTGTTCTTTTGTTTCTGTATCATGTATTGTCATTTCACATTTAACAAAAACATATCTGTCAGTTATGTTATTTTCATAATTACAAACTGGATATAAACCATGTTCATGCAAAGCTTCCATAGCAACTTTTTGGACAGCATCATGCATTAAAGCATTGAAAGGCATACCACCTTTTTTTGGAGCTTTAATTACTTTGTCAGCAGACTGACTAGCCTTACTTAACTTATTATATATATTAGACATTATTTCCTTTCTCTTTTATTTTTTTTAATTCTTCTGAAAGCTCACCATTAATTTTTCGGTGCTGCTCATTCACATCATCTAATCTTTTTATTTCATCGTTTAATCTTTCAATCTCATTATCTTGAGATAAAAGTTTTGCATTTTTAAAAACTAACTTTTCAATCAATTCTGATTTATCTAAAGTTTCGTAGTGATCTATTAATTCTTTAAAGTCCATATATACCCAGAAATTTATTTTTTAATTCATCAGGAACATTTTCCCACATGAAAGTATTTTTTTTTATGTCTGATACATCTGGTACGCAGAGCCAAGCCAATTTCTCAATATCACCATCAGCTATTTCTAATTTCTTTTGCCAAGCCACTTCATACATAGATAAAATTTTTAATGCTTGGTCTAAATTTTCTTGCTTTAATTCATCACAATTATTTTCAGTAAATAATTTCCTATCACAATTACTAGCATAACTTAAAAATGGTGGTAGAGAACATGAGTGTTTATATAGTGCAATTTGCATTACATCACTAAAGTATGGTCTAGTAGGAACTTTAACATTACTATAAACCCAATCGTCTATTCTATTATCTACAACTGGTTTATCTTTTTTTGGTTTTTTTAATGGACTTTCTTTAGCTGCACCAAAACAATTTTTTAAGTCACCGAAATTTTTAGTACCAACTAAATCTAAATACATTAACCAATATATTTCTACATTAGGTAGCCAAGCTGTGTATTCTATTTCTGCTTTAAATGTTTGAGCTTCTAATTCTGCTAAATTAGATAAATGATTTTGTGCAGTAGCTTTTAAATTTTTAATAATAAATTTAAATTTATATTTATCTTTATCGCTAAATGGAAAATATGAGTCTATTTCTTTTTGAATTTTATCGCTATTAATTACATCATCTAATGTTTCATATTGATTTGTAGATACAAATAATTGCACAACATCATGAACAATATTACCACCTTTAAAACTGGCATTGTTTAATTTACTTGTTTCTTTTGGAAATAATATTTTTTTAAAATATCTGTCTGAATGTTTAAGACAAGCAGTAGATTTTGAAGTGTGTTGCAAACCAAATTTTGTGTAGCACTCTGCAACTTTTCTGATTCGTTTCTCCATACCTAGTATCTACACTATGTATAGCTGAAAGCAACTTAATTATCACTCAATGATAAATGGATTAATAATCGTAATATGTAGGGTAAAATGCAGCTTCTATTCTTGATGACCAAGCTAGACTTATATCCTCTGCTAACTTGCCAAATGTTTTACCAGTAGAATATGATTTATCTAAAATATCATATTTGCCATTTGATTTAGGTTCTATGAAACCAAAATAAACTATTTTAGATTTTTTGCATTGAACTACACCAAATCTATTATCAGCTCCTGTATAAATCTTATTTCTAGGTTTAAAAATCCTTATTAAACCATTACTAGATGATAATTTTGATGAAACACCAACACATTTAGCATATCTAATAGATACTGGAGTTGTTTTAATTTCATTCTTATTCAATAATCCAATTTGTCCATTTCCATATATGTCACCAATAATTTTTATTCTAAATGATTGACCAATAAAAAAATTTGTTCCTAAATAAGGATCTCCATTTTCAAGAAATTGATTAAAATAGTTAGCTAATTGTTCGGCTAATTCTAATGCACCAAAATAACCTGGAGCATTTTTAGGTTTATTTATTAACCTACTAATTTTAACTCTCATATTAGCTTGATCTTTTTTAGGGTAGGTAGCTTTTATAAAATCGTCTGTAGTTTTATTATATTTTTTTTTTAAAAATTCTAATCCATCTTTTCTAAAGACATTATCTGCAACACTCATATCACAATTATTATACATCATATTAAGATTATTAGTAGTCATATTGTTAATCATATATTGACCTTACATTGACTTGATAGTGGTTGCAACATAATTATCATTGAGTATTAAATAGTGAAGTGATTCATTTTTTTAACTTCGAATGATTCTAAATTATGAGAGAAAAAGCAAGTAAAATAAGGGTTTTTAGTAATTGAAAATTTTTTTTCTAATACTAGGTATTGTAGGTGGTGACGTTGATCCTACCATTAGTCTTATAAAAATACCTATATCCACAGAGATAAAACGAATCTCTTGTGAACAAGCTTTTGAAAAACATACTACCTGGAAATTAAATCCTCATTACGAAGTAGGTAATAATCAGGTTTGGGGTTATCACACACACAAAGACAAGCCAGTCATCTTACATTTTTGCAAAGACAAAAAAGGAAATTGGGTAAGATGAGTCCAGAAATAGAATTAGATTTATATGAGATAACAACTGCAGCACAAACTGGTTTATTGAGAGTTACTGAAAGCATTAAATTAAACCAGGATTGGGGTCATAAATATTATGGCACATTAGAAGATAAAATTTCAAAAAGTATTAGTGGAGCTATGGCAGAAATTAGCTTGTGCAAATATTTTGGCATACCATTTGAGTTTCATACAAATGTAGGTTCAGCTCCTGATGTTAAATACAAAAATTATAATATCCAAGTTAGATCACAAACTGTAAAAAAAAATAATAACAACTCACTAATTATTAGACCTCAAGGTGTTAAGCCAAATGAAATTTATGTATTTATATTAAGTGAAGCTCCTAAATTTACTATCAAAGGTTTTATAAATAGTTCTGCTGTAATTGGTAAAGATAATTACTTAACAGACTTTAACCTTGCTAGACCTAAAGTTTGGTCAGTACCACTCAAAATTTTAAATCCAATAATGCTGCTTAAAGATGAGGGTTTAAATTAATGAATATTTTTGGAGATAAAAGAACTTGCATTAAATGTGCAGCTAGAGCTGACATTGTAGAAAAAGGCAGAGATTATTGTGCTGATTGTTATTCATTAACAATTTGGAAAATGCCACTTTCAAAAGTTGGAAAACATTTAGATAAAAAAGAGGGAATAAAATTACAGGTGGTAACACCATGATTCCATTTCCAAAAAAGAAATACAATATTATTTATGCAGATCCAGCTTGGACTTTTAAAACATGGTCAAGCAAGGGTGATGTTAAATCACCTAAATACGATTTAATGACTATTGATGATATAAAAAATATGCCTGTAGATGATATTGCAGACGATAATTGCATATTATTTATTTGGGTTACTTATCCATTATTAAAAGAGGGTTTAGATACGATTAAAGCCTGGAATTTTGATTACAAGACTTGTGGATTTAGTTGGGTTAAAAAAAACAAAAAAGCTGACAGCTTATTTTGGGGTTTAGGCTATTATACAAGATCCAATAATGAGATTTGCTTACTTGCAACTAAAGGTAAGCCAAAAAGAATATCATCTGGAGTCCACCAGGTGGTGATTGATAAAATTAGAGAACATAGCAGAAAACCAGATTGTGTCAGAAATAGGATTGTTGAGCTTTGTGGTGATTTACCAAGAATTGAACTATTTGCCAGACAGAAAGTTGATGGATGGGATAGTTGGGGAAATGAATTATGAAAACTTTTGAAAAATTTGACAGTTACTTATTAAATAATAAAGTTTTATCAGCTAACGAAAAAGTTGTTTATTTAATTTGTAAAAGCTTTGAAAATGCTCCACAGGGTTGCAGAGTTTCGCACCAATATTTGATGGATAGAACTGGTATTAAAACCAGGAAAACACTTATCAAGTGCCTTGATAGACTCACTCTGTTTGGAATGTTGGCTAGAAAACAAATTAATAATAGCACTTGCCATTATGTTTTTGAAAAAGAACTAATGCAGGAATATATCAAGCACAATCAAAATAAACGAAGAAAAATCAAGTTAAGTAAGAACAAAAATAATCCACAATTTAATCAACAAATAGACAATGTTATTCACATCGTCAAAAAGGATAAGTAAATGGATGTAGCAAAAACTTCATTTGGATGTAGCAAAAAGGATAGTGAATCTATACCTACTATCTATACCTATAAGGGATTTATTAAATGGTAAATTATGTAGATCCTAAATTAGTTGCCAAAGCATTGGCAAGGGTAACTAAATCATCTAATATTCATTACACATCTGCTGTTAAAAAGATCAAAAAAAACAGGAAACAATATTATCAAAATAAGACGACTAAAACATTACAAAAATCATTATCTAAAGATCGCTTTAACACCTACCTTGAGGAATTATATAAAAATGATAACGACTAACCTTACAATTGACGAATTAGATAGATTTTTACAAATTTCATCATTTTGTGATAGTAAAATGCCTAAAGTAAAAGCTAAAACATTACCTACAATGTTTAAAGTAATAGATAATAGTATTGGTATTGGAGATGATAAAGATAGCATTAAATATTCGGACAAACACCTTGCCAGACTCAAAATTACATTAACTTCAAGACAAATTACAATTTACGATTTTATTGCTATTTTAATGTTAGATGCTACTGAAAAAGATAGAGAATTATTGTATTTAAGAAATTTTCCACAAAGAAAAAGTTTAAGACAGATGAGAAGAATGTATTTAGATTGGTCTCATACTAAAATAGGTTATGAGTACAATAAAGCTTTGATAGCAGTTTGTAAGATTGCAAATAAAAATTTAAAAAAATATTTGACAAGTTGACAATAAAGTTAGAAAAAAAAAATATACTACATATAAATAGGTTTTATCATTTCCTACTATATGTAGTTTTTTTTTAGGCAGATCAGTCATTTTCTTTCTTTCTCTCTCTCTTGAATCAACTATCTGCCTAAATCCTAAAATTTATAATGGATGTTTAAAGTCTTGTAATTTATGCTTCTTTTGAAGTTTAGGACATTTAAAAATGTCTTTTAAAGTTTCTCTTTTTTTAAAAACTTTAACAATATCAATTCTAAACATACTTACTGGATTAGTTAATATTTTATTGTTTTTTGGCATATTATTCCTCTCTGATTCGGTTAATAACGAATCTAATTGATTTAACATCAATGATAACTCAATTACAACCCTTAATTTAACAATAAAATGGCTAATAAAACGAAAAAAAACCCAAAAGTATTACAAGAAATTTATGAAGAACTTGCTACTGGAGCTTCTATAAGAAGTTGTTTATCTCCTAGAAATAAAAAAGAAGATAGACCATGTTGGCAATCATTTAGAACCTGGATGGCTAAAGATCCAGAAATTCGTAAGAATTATGAACAAGCTAAAACAGATGGAATAGAATATTTATTATCTGATGCAACAGATACAATTAATGAAGCATTAGAAAACAGTAAGTTTAAAGAAAAAACAGATTTAGGTCAGACTCACTTAATTAAATCATTTATTGACTTAACTAAATGGAAATCAGAACGATTAGCACCTAAATCATACTTAAAAAAGGATACTTTACAGCTTTTAGGATCAGATTCATCTCCACTTGTAGTTAAGTGGGATAAATAAACTGTTGATTAGCTTGGTTTATTGTAAAATCATGAGAGTCATGGATTAATCTAGCACAGACTTGCTTATAGTGACATTTTTGCAACACTTTTATTAGAATCATTCTAAATTAGAAAAAAAAAGCAACTAAACTATACTTAATTTATATTTTTATAAATAATTGGCTAAATTATTAACTTATTTAACCAAATCAAATGATTAACAATCATTTTACACTTATTTAGCTCACAAAAGTCATGGGGGTCAGAAAAAAGCGACCCCCAAAACTTATATGAGATTAAATAAAAAAGTTAGGGAAGTTACACACAGCTAAACTAACAAATCACTAATAGGAAAAATTATGGCATCGTTAGAAGAAGAATTATTAAAAAAAAGATTAAAAAATAAAAAAAAAATTACAGAATTTTTTAAAAAAAGAAAAGATATTCCAGCAGCAGCAGGTGAAAAGGAAATTAAGTTTTTATCTGAAATGGGTGGAACTGTTGAAGAAGATATATTTAAAAAAATAAAAGCTTTGTTACCAAAGAGGTAATTTCAATGTACGAATTTAATGATAAAAAAGTTGGTTATACAGCTATCGTTTATGTAATGGAATCTACTAATAGTGTAATCGTACACTTTGATGGTTTTGATAATTTAAAAGAATGTAATAATTTTTCTCATAAGATCATGGATGATCTTGGAATAGAACCTTTATTCACACCACAGGATGTAACTTTACATTAATTTTTTTTAAAAATGCCAAATATAGTTATACCTTATAAGCCTAGAGCTTTGCAGCAGATACTACATAACCAAATAGATAAACATAGGTTTAGTGTTTGTGTTCTACATCGTAGAGCAGGTAAAACTGTAATGTGCATTAATCATATGCTCAAGGCAGCTTTAACGAATACCAAGCTTAACCCTAGATATGTGTTTCTTTCGCCATATAGGCTACAAGGAAAGGCAACAGCATGGGATTACATCAAACAGTTCGCAGGAAAAATACCAGGCACTAAATTCAATGAGAGTGAGCTTCGTTGCGATTTACCGAATGGTGCAAGAATAACAATTTTGGGCGCAGAAAATGATCAAGCCATAAGAGGAATAAGTTTAGATGGATGTGTATTTGACGAAACACAATCTATTAAACCAACATTATTTCCAGAAGTCATAAGACCAGCTTTGGCAGACCGAAAAGGTTGGTGCATATTTATTGGAACTCCAAAAGGTAGAAATTCGTTTTATCAATTATACCAAAGGGCAATCCAGAATAAAGAATGGTATGCTTGTACTTATAAAGCAAGTGAAACAAAAATTTTAGACGATGAGGAATTACAAGCTGCTAAAGATGTAATGTCCAAAGACTTATACGAACAAGAATTTGAGTGTTCGTTTCAAGCAGCAATAACAGGTTCTTATTATGGAACTATAATAGAGGATTTGGCAAAGCAGAAAAGAATGGTGTCTAATCTGTTTGATGAAGATTTAGATGTGGAAACCTGGTGGGATTTGGGAATGAATGACCAAACTGCAATATGGTTTGTGCAAAAGCATAAAGGTGAAATAAGATTAATTGATTATTACGAAAATACTGGACATGGTTTAGATCACTATGCTGATATTTTAAGAAATAAAAGTTATGATTATAGCACTCACATTTTACCCCATGATGTCAAAGTCAGAGAGCTTGGCAATTTTGGTAAAACAAGATTAGATAGTTTATTAGAGCTTGGTATCGCAGGTGAGGTAGCTCCAAAGATTAGTATTGAAGATGGCATAGAAGCTGTCAGAAAAAATTTAGTAAATTGCTGGTTTGACATAGATAAGTGTGCAACAGGCATAGAATATTTAAAAGCCTACTCAAAAAAATGGGATGATAAGGCACAAGTGTTTAAGTCTAAACCCATGCACTCTTATGCAAGTCATTGTGCTGATGCTTTCAGAACTGGATTTGTTGGGCAAGGGATAGACCTCTCTAATTGGAAAAAACAAGTTCCTATAAATACAAATTATATAGTTTAAAAAGTTATGGTAAAAAAAGTATCAGAAATAGAAATTAAAAGCATCATTTCATCAGAAATAAATAACTCTATGGGTTTTTTAGGTGGTGCGCTATCAGACCAAAGAAGAAAATCACTTGAATATTACATGGGTGATAAACTGGGTACTGAACAGGATGGCAGAAGCCAGGTTATAAGCACAGATGTATCTGACACAATAGAAACAATCTTGCCAAACCTTTTAAGAGTTTTTACTTCATCTGATCAAGTAGTTAGATGTGAGCCTGTAAAATCAGAAGATGTACCATTAGCTGATCAAGTAACAAATTACATAAATTATATTTTTAACAAAGATAATAATGGTTTTTCAATTTTTTATACTTGGTTCAAAGATGCTTTATTAGAAAAAAATGGAATTGTAAAAGTTTATTGGGATGATGCTCAAAAAGTAGAGCAAGAAACTTACGAAAATTTAAGTGATTACGAATACGATTTATTAATGCTTGAGACTGATATAGAAATTGTATCAGAAGAAAAATTTGTAGATGAGTTTGCAGTTACAAGATTAGAGCAGTTAAAACAAGAAGCTGCACTTAATGGTCAAGAAGTTGAGGATGTTCCAACACCTTATTTACACAATTGTGTAATTAAAAGATTTAGAACTGCTGGTAAAGTTAAAATAGAAAATATACCACCAGAAGAATTTTTAATTCAAAAATCAGCTAAATCTATCGAAGATGCAAATTTTGTAGCTCATAGAGTTTTAAAAACTAGATCCGATTTAATTCAAATGGGTTATGACGAAGATATTGTTAATAGCTTACCTACATCAAATAATATTTTATATAATGATGAAAGTTTAGTTAGAAATTCTGATATAGATGAAAGTCCAGTAGAAGACTCTCCAGATGATAGCACTTCAGAAATTGAAATTTATGAATGTTATGTCAGAGTAGATATGGATGGTGATGGTGTTGCTGAACTTCGTAAGATAATAACTGCAGGAACTGGTTATGAAATTTTAGAGAATATGCCATGTGATAATATTCCTTTCTGTTCATTAACTCCAATTCCAATGCCACATAGATTTTATGGTAGATCAGTTGCAGAATTAGTAGAAGATGTTCAATTAGTTAAATCAACTGTTATGAGACAGTTATTAGATAATATGTATTTAACTAATAATAACAGAGTAGCCATAATGGATGGAATGGTAAATCTTGATGATTTACTTACATCAAGACCTGGTGGAGTAGTAAGAACTAAACAACCACCAAGCCAAGTGATGATGCCAATGCAATCACAAACGATTTCGCAACAAGCTTTTCCATTATTAGAATATTTAGATACAGTAAGAGAATCTAGAACTGGTGTAACAAGATATAATCAAGGTTTAGATGCTGATAGTTTAAATAAAACAGCAACTGGTGTTAATGCTTTAATGAGCCAATCTCAAATGAGAATGGAATTAATTGCAAGAGTATTTGCTGAAACTGGTGTTAAAAATTTATTTAAAAGAATTTTTGAACTTACTTGTAAGTATCAAGACAAAGAAAGAGTTGTAGAATTAAACAATCAATTTATTCCAGTCAAACCTACTGAATGGAGAAACAGATATAATATTTCTATAACTGTTGGTTTAGGCACAGGAAGTTCAGATCAACAAATAATGATGTTGAATAATATTTTAGAAAGACAGCTCCAAGCATTTCAATTGCAAGGTGGTCAAGAATACCCAATGGTTAGTCTTAAAAATATTTATAATAGTTTAGCAAAAATTATAGAAAATGCTGGGCTTAAAAATGTTGAAAATTATTTTGTTAATCCTGATCAAGGTAGAGAATTAGTACAACCTAAAGCTCCACCACCACCTACACCAATTGAAAAAATTGAATTTAGTAGAATTGCAAGTGAAGAAAAACGAAAACTTGCTGATCTTGAATTACAACTAAAAGAAATTAAGAGCAATAATGCTAAAATGCTTTTAGAAAACGAAATTAAAATGAAAGAACTTGAGCTTAAATATAATGCACAAATAGATTCAGCTCAAATTAAAGCAGAAGCAGATTTAAATAAAATGCTAGTTGCTGAAAGTACAAAAGATTTTAGGGATGCACAACAATCACAACAAAAACTAGAACAAGAAATTGAGTCATTAAATGGACAACCAGGAACAGGCAAAGCTCCAGCAGGAAGTAAGCCAATCCAACAAAGCTAAAACTTTATTAGAAGATCCTTTACTTAAAGAGTCTTTTAATAAACTTAAAGATTTATATTCTACAAGTTTATTAAATACTGGTGCTAATGAAGTTGATACTAGAGAGAAGCTTTGGTTAGCTTATAATATTGTTGGCAAAGTAGAACAAAATTTACAAGAAGTTTTGGACACAGGTAAATTAGCTTCCAAACAATTAGAAGAATTTAGAAAAAAAATAGAAAATAAAAAATTCTAAACAAATAAGTTTAGGATAAGCCAACCTCACAAGAGGAGCTTAACTTAAAAGGAAAATATATGTCAGACAATCAAGGCAACCCATTACAAGGATCTGAAACTGATTTACAGAAAGCCACAAAGGCAGTAGATGGTTTATTAAATCCAAAAGAAGAAGAAGTAATTGGACAACAAGAACCACCAAAAGAAGAAATTAAACAAAATTCTCCTGAACCACAAAATGAGGAATCTTCAGATGAAGAACAACCACAGGAACAGGAAATAAGTGAAGAAACTGAAACTCAAGATGAGGTTTCTGAACAAGATGTATCTCAAGACGAAGAACAAATTGAAACTCAAGAGAAACAAAATTCCACCTACAAGGTAAAAGTTGCAGGTCAAGAATTTGACGTTACCCTTGATGAGTTGAGAAATGGTTACTCAAGAGATGCTGATTACAGACGAAAGACAGAAGAATTGTCTCATGAAAAGAAACAATTTATGTCAGAGTCTGAAAAGCAAAGACAAGACTATTCTCAAAAATTAAATGAGATGAATCAATTATTGTCTAATGCTCAACAAGAGCTTAATTCAGAGATTTCATCTTCTGATTTAGAAGCTCTTTATGACGAAGATCCAGCTCAAGCTGCAAAGATTGAACATAGGTTAAGAAGAAAACAAGAAAAACTTGCTTCTGCTTTACAAAAAACTCAATCAGAGCAAAAAAAACAGTTTGATGGTTATTTACAAATGGAACGAACAAAATTAGTAAATAAAATTCCTGATTTTGCCGATCCTGGTAAAGCATCAACTTTAAAAAACAATATGAGAAGTCATTTGGCTAAATATGGATTTAATGATTCAGAAATAGCTCAAGTATATGACCATCGTATTTTGATGTTGGTAAATGATGCTATGAAATTTGGAAATTTACAAAAAGCAAAACCAAATATTGCTAAAAAAATTTCTAAACCTAGCAGAACATTTTCGTCAGGTATTAAACAAGATAAAAACGATGTCAGATCAAAAAATTATAGAGAAAAGTTGAGTCGTCTAAAAAAATCTGGCAGCATGAAAGCTGCTCAAGATGTATTTTTAGATATGATTAACAACAACAAATAACTCAACAAATAGGGATAAAACTATGGCAATCGTAGCAAACACATTCCAAACTTATGCAGCTATTGGTAATAGAGAAGATTTATCAGATATTATCTATAACATCTCTCCTACTGATACTCCTTTCATGAGTTCAATTGGAAAAGAAAAAGCATCTGGCACTTTACATGAGTGGCAAACTGATGCTTTAGCAGCAGCAGCAGCTAATGCACAAATAGAGGGTGATGAAATCACTTTCAACGCAGTAACTCCAACTGCTAGAATCAATAACCAAACACAGATTTCAAGAAAATCTGTAATTGTTTCTGGTACTCAAGATACTGTTAATAGTGCAGGTAGAAATAATGAACTAGCTTACCAAATTTCTAAAAGTTCAAAAGAACTAAAAAGAGATATGGAAGTTGTTCTTACTTCTAATCAATCAAGAAACGCAGGACTTGCTTCTTGGATTCAATCAAACACTAGCAAAGCAGCAAATGGTGCTAATGGACAAACAAATCCAGGTGGTGGTGCAGTTGATACTCCAGGTACAGCTAGAACTGATGGAACGCAAAGAGCTTTCACAGAAGCACAATTGAAAGATGTTGTAAAACAAGTATGGGATAATGGTGGAGACGCATCAATGATCATGCTTGGTTCTTTCAACAAACAAAAACTTTCAGGCTTTACTGGTGGTTCTACTAAAATGACTCAAGCAGAGGACAAAAGACTTGTCGCTGCAATTGATATTTATGAATCAGACTTTGGATCAATGACTGTTGTTCCAAACAGATTCTCAAGATCAAGAGATTGTTTTGTAATTTCACCTGATATGTGGTGTGTTGCGTTTTTAAGAGACTTCCAAGTTATGGATCTTGCAAAAACTGGTGACGCACAGAAAAAAGCTATGTTAGCTGAATACACACTTGTTTCTAAAAACGAAAAAGCAAGTGGTGCAGTATTCGATCTAACTACT